TGTCGTTTCTTTCTAATCCAAAATTAGTTGGTATTCATCGTGGGGCTATGGTGATTGCACTTAGAGCCGCTGGTGCTGGACAAGGTTTAGAAGATGCACTTAAAATAATCGGAGGCAATTATTGAAAACAAGTAATATAGGATTTATGACAGAAAGATGGGATGTAAATAATAAATCTGGGAAATGGTTAGATACGAGGACATCTTTTGGTGCGGTGAAACCGTCAGAGGATCATTCTGAAGATTCTGAAGATTATGGAAGATTTCCTCTTGATACATCAGAACAAAATATTGTAGATGCATTTATAGGAAGAACAAAGTTGATAGACCTTTTAAAAAATTTAAAACAGGATGAACCTGAATTGTTTAATGAAGTAATGGAATATATTGTTCTTATGAACATTAAATCACCAAGTGGAATGTAATTTAAGGGGGATATTTAAATGAATAAAAAAGTACAAGAATCAAGAGGAACTCCACCAGTTAGAACATGGGTAGTAAAGTTTTGGAAAGATGGTAAGGTTTTTCATGTTGAAGAAGTAGATACAATTAATAAAAAATTTGCATATTGGATGGCAAATGAACAAAGTGGTTATAAATCACAAGAGTCAGATAAAGTAACGGTGGTATTAAGTAACCGACCAACATATCTGAAAAGAAATGTAAAAGAATCTACACTAAAACACAAAGGATTGCCTACTAAAAAGAGTAAAAAAATAAAGGAGTGTAGTATGAAAAAAGAAAAACGGTTAATGTTTGAATTTATTAATAATATTTGTGAAAAGAAGTATTCTTCAGCAAAAACAAATCTTGTTAATATTGTGGACGAGAAAATTAAGGGTAAAATTAGAGATATATCTAAAAAGAGTGCATAATTTTGTATAAAATAACTTAATTTTTTGTAAATAATTATGAATATAAGGAGATTATATAATGACTAAGAAGTTTGAAGATATTTTAAATGCTGTAAATAGTGATGTTCTTAATGAACAATCCAAAAAAAGTATTGTAGAAGCTTTTGAAAATGCGGTTAACGAAAAGGTGGATTCTAGAGTAAAATTAGAAATAGACGATAATATAAAACGTCTTGATGAAAAGCATACCGAATTACTTCAAACGCTTTTAGAGGCTATTGATGAAGATCATACAAATAAACTTAAAAAGGTTTTGCTTAAAGTAGATAGTGATTATTCTGATAAACTTACTAAAGTTATTGAAAAATACGAAGGTATGGTTAAAAAAGAAGCAATTGCTTTTCGTGATACATTAACTACTGAAATGTCTAATTATATGGACATGTATCTTGAAAAAATGATTCCAAGAGACCAAATTCAAGAAGCAGTTAATAATACACAGGCTAAAAGAATTATAGAAAAGGTTAAAGAGTTGGTATCTATTGATGAAGATTTTATTTCGGATACTATTCGTGATGCATTACAGGATGGTAAGAATCGTATAGATTCACTTACTCATGAACTTAATGAAGCAATTAAATCTAATATTCAAATTAATCAAGATTTTAAAAAAACAAAATCGTTGTTAATATTAGAACAAAAAACTGCTGATTTTGATGATAATAAAAGATGTTATGTTATGAGGGTACTTAATGAAAAGTCCCCTGAAGAAATCGAAGAAAATTTCGATTATGTTGTTGAGATGTTCGAGCGTGATGAGGCTGATGAGGCTAAAATTCTTACTGAACAAGCAACGTCTAAGGTTAAATCTAACACAATTGATACACCAGTAGACGATACTAAGACAGAGGATATTATCACGGAAACAACAGTTGTTTCTACAGAACAGAGACATGTTGCCGGATATCTAAATATGTTAAAAGAACAAGATGGGTAACACCACTTGTTTAAACTAAAAAAGAAAAGGAGAATATAATTCCATGATTAAACCTGGACCAAATTATATTAATAAAGATAGAGCAAGCGAACTTGTTGCAAAGTGGGGAGAAATTCTTAATTATGAATCCCCTAGTGTAAAGGCTATTACTGATGACCATACACGTCTAAATACTGCTATTCTTCTTGAGAACCAAGAGCATTGGTGTCTTACAGAAGCTAACGTAGGTTCAGACGGCGGTGTTTTTGGTACAACCCTTCAGGGTACACCAGGACAGGGTGGTAGTGTTGGTAATTCTGACTTCTACGCACAAGGTGACGCTCGTTTGCCAAAAGTATTGATTCCTATGATTCGTAGGACGTTCCCAGAACTTATTACGAATGAAATTGTCGGCGTTCAGCCAATGAGTGGACCTGTTGGTCTTGCTTTCGCATTGCGTTACAAGTATCAGCAAAACTCTCTTGGTCAAGTTGGTTCCTCTGGAGCACAACAATACCAAGACGGTGGAACAGTCCCTGACCATGCATACGGTTTGACTAACACTGGTGGTGCCATGAACTTTAGTGGCGTTACTGGTTGGGGTACAAACTCGGATGAAATGGGTTATCAGAACCTTGATACCAGATTTACTGGTACATCTTCTGCTGGTCTTAGTGGTCTTGGATCATCGGGTTCAGACTTTGACTTCATCGGTGAAGATGATGGTGTCGCAGACATTTTGGCTAACTTCGAATTTACTAGCATGATTCCTCAGATGGAAATCTCATTCGAGAAGACCGCTGTAGAAGCTGGTACCCGTAGATTAGCAGCCAAGTGGAGTGTAGAACTTGAACAAGATATCCGTAATATGAACGGTATTGATATTGATGCTGAAATGACTAACGCTATGAGTTATGAAATTCAGGCTGAAATTGACCGTGAAATGATTATGCGTATGGTTCAAGTAGCTCTTAACGCTGGCGTAAACCAAGGTTATTCACTTTGGTACGCTGCATGTGCTGACGCTCGTTGGCTTGGTGAACGTAACCGTGACTTTTATGCCAAGGTTATTGTTGAAGCGAATAGAGTAGCTATTCGTAACCGTAGAGGTGCTGCTAACTTTATAGTAGCAACACCACGAGTATGTGCCATACTTGAAATGATGCCCGACTTCAAGTTCATGGATGTTAATGGTAACGTTAACACGCAACCTGTTGGAATTGCTAAGGTAGGTTCAATAGGTGGTCGTTTTAGTGTTTATCGTGACACACGTACCGAGTCGCAATGGATGATTGGTAAACGTGCCAATTTGGAATATGCTCTGTTAGGTTACAAAGGATCAGAGTATTATGACACTGGTATTATTTACTGTCCATACATTCCGGTTATGATACAGCGTACAATAGGACCTAATGACTTTGCACCAAGAGTAGGCTTGCTTACTCGTTATGGTGTAGTAGATAACTTGTTTGGCGCAGATTTGTACTACCATGTTATAATCTGTAAGGGTCTTGGACAATCATTTGCCCCAGGATCTGCTCATACATATCTATAAGTCTATTAACGTCTTACAGAGATTGTAAGTATATTAAATCAGGCACCTCAAAAGGGTGCCTGATTTTTTTGTTGATTTTTAATCCAGGTATGATATTATATAAATATGAAAAAAAGAAAAAATAAAACTAAAAGCAAAAAAATAATATGGGAAAATAGAATTAACGTTAAAAATTGTAAAGAAAAAGATTATTGCGATTGTCCATATTGTGCAATTGGAGTTCATTGTATGCATGAAGATAGTGAAGATGGAGATTGTATAGAAGAAAGTTGTCCTCGTTTTAATGGTAAACTAGGATAACCTTATGTTTTCAGCAAGAATGATCTTTAAAGGATAATTATGTCAAACGAAAAAACATTTACTATTGAACAAATACGATACTATCTTACGGGAAATTTGTTAAACAAATTTATTAATGGTGTATACACGGACGAGAATTCTTCTAATGATTCACTAAAAAATGCTATAACAGAACTTGAAGACTATGAAGATGGTATTGACGCTGTTTGTGAACGTAGAGATTTTTAAAAGAAACTTTGGAAACCGTTTATAATAACATGGAAGTCTCCTAGAATGTTATGGGTCATATCTGGTAATAGAATGAACTACCCAACGACTAAAGATCGTTGGGTTTCTATAGGATAGTCCCTACCCTTTTTGAAACTCATTTTTGTAAACGCAAAGTCTTTAATGTTCTGAGCGGCGTTAATGTCTCTATCATGATGAGTATTACATTTTTGGCAAGTCCACTCTCTTTCATCTCTTCTTAACTCATGATATATATTGCCGCAAACAGAACAAGTTTTACTGGATGGTTCAAATCTTCCTATTTTAATGAAGTTCTTACCATACCAATCCGACTTATATTGAAGTAGTCTGGTAAAATTATACCATCCCATATCTCCAATAATTCTGTTTGTTGGCTTCTCATTATCCCTTTGCATTTTTTTAATAGATAAGTCTTCAATACAAATCGTCTCTACTTGGCTATCGTGAGTCAACCTATATGATAACTTATCCAGAAAATCTTTACGCTGTCTACCTATTTTAGCATGTAGTTTACTTATTTGCTCTTTTTTAGAAATATAACAAGTAGACCACTTTGTTAGTTTCTCTAGTTCTTGTTGATGTTTTGCTAACTTATCCTGAGCCTGCTTAAAGAACCTAGGAGATTCTACCTTTTCACCATTATCAAACGTAGTAAATGTTTTAACTCCAAAATCAATACCTATCGCTTTATCTCTTTTCATTTCTGGTTTAGTTGGCAATTCTATGTTTTGCTCTACTAAAATAGATACATAATACTTATCAACATGTCTGGAAGCCGTACATTGTTTGATTTCTCCGTCAAACTCTCTGTCGAAGATACATTTTAGTCTATTATCGCTATTCTTTGTGTTTATGAATTTAGGGATATATAGACGTTTCTTGTCAAAATCTACTCTTATTGATTTAGGTTCAGGAATAGTAAAGGAGTGCTTATTATTCTTTTTAGACTTAAACTTAGGAAAACTCATATTAGACCGAAAGAAATTAGTATATGCATTATCAAGATGCCTGACTGTTTGCTGTAATGATTGGCTTCCTACTTCATTAAGCCAATCATATTTTTCCTTGAGAGGCTTGAGTTCATTTGCTAGTTCGCACCAACCTATAGTTTTCTTTGTTTTCTTATAATACTCTATCTTTCTTTGAAGAAAATAGTTATATATGAATCTATTGGAACCAAAATGTTTTTCAAGCAAAACTCTTTGGTTTTTGTTTGGATATAATCTATATTTATATGCTATTAGTTTCATTCTACCAATCTACTTCTATAACTATTTAGTCTTTTCCTTCTTATTTCTTTGATTATTTTTAAGTATTTTTAGTTGTCGCTTACATCCACGACACTAAAGATGTCGTGGTTTTACGCTCCACTGTATAAAACTTAAAGGGCGAATTTTTACCCCGTTGAGAGAAGATCAAATTGACGAGTTTTGGGATTGGATTGATAATTTAGATTAATTAGTAAGTATATCAGTTAATATTTCTTGGGCTGGTTCATAATCATTATCAATAGCTTTTCGTAACCAAGCAATAGCAGTTTTTTTATCCTTTTGTATACCAGAACCAGAAAGATATGCAAATGCGAGTTCTACCATTGCTGGACTATAGCCTTGTATTGAAGCATTATTAAAATATGTAACAGCTTGTTCCATATTAGGAATCACCCCAATTCCTTCCTTATATATCATACCAAGGTTGTATGTGGCTAATATACTACCACTGTTAGCAATGTTTTTTGTTAAAGATATTAATGGGGTATAATTGTTATTTGAGGCATCTTCTAAACAATAAAAAACATTACTAAAAAACCATTCTAGTTTTTCGGTAACGTTTTTACCTTTAAACTTTATATCTATTGATTTTTTTACGTTTTTCTTTGTGTTCATTATATATCTTTATTGTTTATTGTATTATATCATGATCTTTTAGTAAAGTCAACCTATCATAATTACGGTAAAATGGGTAAATATTTATATAATGACTACATGTAATCCAAATTGTAAAGTATTAGGACAAGCTGTTATAGGTAATAGTTTTATAATAGGTTGTGTACAATGTCCAACATCAACGTTTTCGGTTGGTGCTAGAAAATGTGGTGGTATTGGTGAAGTAAAACTTTATAAGAAAAAATTTCAAAAAATAGGCATTATTGATAGATAAATAAAGGAGTGTTATTATGTTATTAGTAGGATTGCAAGATTGTCCAGGATGTAAACTTATTCATGAAAAATATCCAAAGGTACCTTATGTAGAAGTACCAAGACTAGTAGAAAATGCTGATAAGGATGTTTTTGAAGTGAAAAAAGCTATTGGTAGATTAGGAGTAACTGAATTTCCGGTATTAATTAATGATGCAATGAATAGAATATTATCATTGTCACTTATAGACCCCTCATTAAAATGAAAAGTAACGATACAAAACGTTTAGAATATCTTTATGGTGCAATTAGTAATGCATCAACTGATCATCGTAGCTTGATTTTTGAAAACACAGAAGAAGTTGTTTTAAAAGAAGAAATTGTTAATGTGTTAGGAATGGATAATGCTAAGAAGTTGATTAGGTTAATTAAAAATGAAATTCCTACATGTAATGATGATATTTGTAAACAACGTTTAGAAAAAGAATCAAATATACTTATTACTGATATAAAAAACAATGTAGATAATAATATGATACAAAGAACCCTTTTTCAATATAAAGAAATACCTATGTTATCACAAGTTAAAATGCTTTATAACATACTTAAGCTTGCCTAATGGATTTAAACCGATTATATATTAATTTTAATGCATTGTCTATTCCTACACAATGGCAAATGACAAAAGCAAAACGTGCATATGTTAAAACGCATCCGGTTTGTGCTGTTTGTGGTAATACAAAATATTTAGAAGTGCATCATTGTTTACCCGTACATAACTTTCCAGCGGTAGCTTGTGATCCAAACAATTTTATTACATTGTGTGATGGTCCTAACAATTGTTCATGTCATAAATACCAAGGACATTTTGGAAATTTTAAATCATGCTATAATCCATATATTAGAGAATATGCTATTATTAGTAGACTTATGATGATATATAGTGGTAATAAATCGCTTATAACTGATACTAAACAATTGATACATGAGTTTGCAAGAGCAAAAAAAATGTCTATTGAATTGTTTTTGTTACGTAGTAATACGTTAATAGATATTAATGCTTTGAATACCAATCAAAAATAGATGCGTCAAGCATATCTACTTTTGTTTCATCGCCTATTCGTGCTATTAATATAGATCCAATATCGTTTGTTAGGTTATTAATCCCAAACCATGTGTTTTTTGGTATTTTAATTACTTTACCATCAAATCCTGAAATAAAAAATTGATTAAATTTATATGCAGTGCCATGTTCATATGGTATTACAATTCTAAAATCACCTTCAATTGCTGTAAACATAAACAAACACGTATATCTAAAAAAAGCATCTACAATATTTCCCCAATATGATTTTATACAAATACTATCATAATTATTTTTACTTAATAGCTCTGGAATATGTTTTCCAGTATCATCTGTAAATGCTCTTTCATAAAACACAGTAACTTTAGGTTCTTCATTCATCTAAATTGGTATTATCTCCTTCTAAGAACTTTTCTGTTTTGTCCTGTTCAGTATCTTCTTCGTTACATGGTACGTTTATAATGTTTTTATTCTTTTCTAAAAATTTATCTATTATTTCTTCTCTTGTTGCAATAAGAATATTAGTATTTCCTCTTCCACCAGTAAGTGATTTGTCGTTAGCTAACTCAAGTTGTTTAAGTTCTTTTAGTGTTTTTGATTTTTTGTTTTGAATGTTTATCTTATTAAGTGTATCGGCGGCACGAGCAACTGATGTAATAAGACCCGAAAATGCTATTAATTCTTCTGCTTCAAATCCACTAGCAATAGTTTGTTGTATTGCTTCTACAGTTTCTATTCCAGAATCTATTAGCGTACTAACCTTTTGTATAATATAATTGTTTATGTTATCATCATCAAGACTTAGTTTTTTAGCACTTGGTTGTTTGTTTAATGTTGATGTACATTCTTCGTTTTTAAGATCTTCTAGTATTTTATCTAAATCTTCGTCTGGCATATAACACTTCCTTTTAAATATTTATTAATTTTACCCAAAAAGGCTTATATTTATGGTGTTATTACAGTTTTATCTTAAATATATATTTTTTATATTGAATATCTATTGTTTTATGTTATTATATGAGTATGTTCGAGTTAGATTTACATGGTATTAAGCATATTATTGCTAGACAGTTGTTAGAAAAAACAATTAATAGACTGTGGGGCACAAATCAAGACCTTCATATCATAACAGGTCATAGTAATGATATGAAGAAAATTGTTATTGACCTTTTAACTGAATACAAGCTAGAATACACAATCGGAGACTTTAGTGGACAAAATACAGGCTTTATACGAACATATCTAGATTGAAAGGAATTATATGCCATATATTAAAAAAGATAAACGAGAAATAATGGATGCTGTTATTAAGAAAATGATCGATTGTAATGTTAAAGCTGATGGTGATTTAAACTATATTCTTTTTAAATTTTGTAAATATAATATAGAGCCAAGTTATAATAATTATAAGAATTTTTGTGGCGAATTAAGACAATGTGCTACAGAAATTGAAAGAAAACTATTAAGTGATTATGAAGAAACAAAAGAAAAAGAAAACGGTGTTATATAATGACTAACGATAGTATATCAGAATGTGGTTGGAGAGCGTTGCGTGGGATTGTATTGTTATGTGGGTTTTTGTGGGCGGCTATTATGGCAGCCTGTGCGGGACTAGAACAACAATGGACTAAAGGAATATATTTCATACTTATAATGATGATTGTTGATAAGGGCATACATAATTTATATATAGAAATAAAAAGAAAAAAAATAAACAAAAAGGAGAAACAAAAATGAAAAGAATGAAAATAGAAAAGAGAATATAATATGAAATTTGATAAAATAATATCTACAATGTTAACAGAAGATATAACAAATGATCAGTATAATAAAATGAAAGACTGGTTTGACAAAAGAACTAATAATCATATTAAGTTAGTTCAAAAATATTGTAAGAAAATTGAAGAATATGATCCACAAAAATTTATGGGATTAAGTTTACAAGCAAAACCACATGATCAAAGTAAATTTAAACAACCAGAACTTGATCCATATCTTTATATTTCATGGGATTATAAATGTAAAGACGATGGAGTAGCTTTTGATATTCCAGATGATATAAATGATAAAATGAATAAGGCAACTGAACATCACGTTAAGACAAATCCACATCATCCAGACTATCATTCCGATAAAGAAGTTAATTTAATTAATAGAGCAGATAGAGATAAACCACCAGCAGAAATTATTGATGCTACAAAAATGCCTATATTAGATGTTGCTGAAATGGTTGCCGATTGGTGTGCTATGGGCGAAGAAAAGGGTACACAACCAAAAAGTTGGGCTAATAAAAACGTAAATATACGGTGGAAATTTACTCCCAAACAAACAAAGTTAATATATGAATTAATACAGGCAATATTTTAAAAGAAAGGAACAAAGAATTATGCATGACCCAATGACAGTAGCTTTTGATATTAGGTATCCTTGGAAAACTAGATGTAAGATGGGGGATGGTTCTATAAAAAAAGGGAATTTTAGAAAACCTTTTATAACTATATGGCATGTTGATCCAGAGAAAGATGGGACTGATGATTCATGTGGATGGTTTTTAAGGGCAAGACATTTAGATAAAGATATTTTGAAAAAAATTGTTAATGATTTTGAATTTGAATGGGACCGTACATTTCGTCCTTCAGGATTTGATACAATAGACGGTCAGGTGCTTCTACACCTATACCAGCCCCCTGTTTATTCGTGTGGTTGGTTTCATCCTAATGGTGATCCTCATTTATCTCCAATAGGTATAACTGTAAATATGTTTTGGAGAGCAGCATATAATTGTCTTGGTTCTAAAAGGGCTAAAAAGTATATGAATAAAAATCCTTTTGGTATTATTCATTTCGCAGAGAATAATGTAGATTCTTTATATGATGGGATTATTAGAAAATTTGAAAAAGGATGTAATGAAGAATATACTAAAGAAGAAAGAAAAAAAAGAATTCATAGTATGGCTTCTTGTATATACGCTTATATTATGAGAGATGTTCGTCCTTGGTATAAACATCCTAAATGGCATATTCATCATTGGAGGGTTCAAATTCATCCATTACAAAAAACTAAAAGGTTGTTGTTTGATATATGTGATAAAAATAATAAAACCGAGGAAACGAAAGGAAATAATAAATGAAAAAAGAAAAGGAAATTAAATTAATAGAAATTGAATTAGATTTAGAGCAAGACATTATTGATCGTCTTATTGAACATGCAAAGAAAAATATTGTTAATGATAAACAAGCCTTGATTGATTGGTCTGTAAATGATATATTATTACAAATAGTAACTAACGCTAAAAACAAAGAAAAAGTAAAGAAAGCAACGAAAGTAAAGAAAGGAAAAAATAATGGCACACGTAAAAGTAACCGTTGAGGGTGTAGGTAATTTTGAAATTGATACAATTAAAGTTGATGAATTGGTTTCATGGTTATCATGTAACAAAGCAGTAAAAATTGTTAAAGATAATACAATTAGTGAAGTTAAAGACGATAAATATACAGGTCGTATTTTATTGAACGAACAGATATAATAACGCATATGAGAAACTTCGAGTGAAAGATGTCTAACCAGCAACCCCAATGCAGAGGGGAATGTACGACCCTGATGGCGTGTCTGTGGTGGGCACGATATGTGCACAGTTGAATATGGAATTAAAAAGACATAATGAAAAGGTTAAAAGGCATAGATTGATAGCGATATTTGTTGGTTTTTTTATTGGGGTTGTTATAGTACTAGGTGTTAAATGTTTGAAAATTTATTAATAGAAAAATATAGACCCAAAACTCTTGATGATATTGTATTATCTGATAAGAATAGACAATATTTTGAACAAATTAAAAATAAACAAGAAATTCCACATATTATGTTTGCAGGGTCTCCTGGAATTGGAAAAAGTTCGCTTGCTAAAATTTTAGTTACTGATATTTTAGATTGTCAATATCTCTATATTAATGCAAGTGCTGAATCTGGTGTTGATGTAATTAGAACAAAGGTGACAAATTTTGCCCAAACAGGTTCCATTGATGGTAAGTTGAAAGTAGTAATACTTGATGAGTGCGATGGTTTATCACAAGCAAAAACTGGTTCGGGTACAAGTGCACAACAGGCACTTCGTAATGTAATTGAAGAATATTCATCTAATACTCGTTTTATAGCAACATGTAATTATCGTTCAAAAATAATTGAAGCATTAGATTCTAGATTTCAGGTGTTTGATTTAACACCACCATACGAGAAAGTTGTTGAACGTGCAATTCATGTATTAAAAGCAGAATCTATTGTTGTTCCAGAGGAACATAAACAAAAACTTTTATCGTTAATTAAAACAAATTATCCAGACCTTCGTAAAATAATAGGTGAAATTCATAAAAACACTGTTGATGGTAAGTTAATTCTTTCAGAACAGCAAAACAAGCTTGATTTTGCTGAAACGGTGTTTGATAAAATAACTAATAAACAAATTAAAGATGTTAGATCGTTTGTTATTCAGAATGAAATTCAATTTGGGAATAATTACCATACCCTATTAAGAAATTTGTTTGATGTTGTTTATAATAGCACTTTAGATTTTGATAAAAAACGGGCAGCTATGTTAATAATAGCAAATGCAATGGGACAACATGGACAAGTAATGGATGTTGAAATAAATTGTTATGCATGTCTGTTGGAACTTAGTGAAATTGTTTAAGTTTTTGAAAACCAATCTTTACCTATACGATGTTCTAATGAACCGGAATGAAATTTAATCCAATATCCGTTATGTTCTGGGTTAATTGCTGATGCCCCGGAACCACTATATGATAATATCATTTGAGGATAATCACTAGGGTCTATATATGCATCCACCACAATATCATCTGGAGATATTAATGCTATTCCATATCCTTCATCTTTCCAATCATTAATAAAATCAAAGATGTTTATTGGTTTTCTTCTATCAGGAAGTTTATGTTGTTTTTTGATATTATTATATGCTTCTGCTAATAAATGTGTGTCTTTATCGTTCATATGTTAACCTTTATGCTCCAATAGAAGGAGATCCACTAGCAATTTCTACACTCTTGTTTGGTTCAAATTCTGTAATATCATCTTGATCTTCACTAACATCCACTGTGCCATCTACAACATTGGTAATCATTTTTCTTAATGTTTCAGAATCAATCTCACCAGAAAATTTGATTTTAAGTGTATTATCATCAAGCCATTCTTTGTTCATGTTATTACTCATGCCTTCCATACCTTCTATTTTATTTATAATAGCGTCTGGATTTTTACCGTATGGTTGACCAAATGTAATGGTATAACCTTTTAATGGTGTGTTGTTATTGTTTCCTGCTAATATGTTATCATAAACCGCTTCAAGTGTTAATTTGCCTTGATTTTTTTTGGTTACTTCTACAGGTCTTGTAATGTGTTTTCTTCCATCTGTTGGTGTAGGGTTAAATTCTGGTTTTGTGTTTTTATCTGGATTTTTACGATTCTTATCAGAAGAATTTACGGTTTGTGGCATTTCAACTTTGTTCTTTCGTTTTAAACTGTCTGGAATTGGTGATAAATTACCATTAGTGTCTACAATCTCCAAAATTTCCAACGGTACGGTAATTGGGTCTCTCCACAGCCCGGGTGCGTATTCGATAACTATATCTACAAAGTAATCTGTTGGTGCACGAGTACCAGCATTATGTCCACCGCCATAATTTCCAGTAGTAGTAGGTCTACTACTTTTAACGGCACAAACCCTTAAGTTAAGATCAGTATTCATTGCATTTTCTACTGCTTTTTGGTATGGGTCTGTATTTTTTTTAACTTTTTCGTTTTTTAATGCGTCTTTACGTATTTTTACCAGGTCCCCAGATAATACGCCGCCTTGTTCAAAGCGTGTAATGGTTGATTCAATTATAGTTTCGTATTTACCAGTAAATTTCATTATAGTTTCTCCTTAATATACATAATTATTTACTTAATATAGGATAATTATTCAGAACATTTATCGTTTTTTACAATATAATACTGGATAAATTACCCCATACGGTTAAATATTTATAACATTATGGGAAGTATTACTTTAAATAACTTAAAAAACGTTACAAAAACGGATACTGGCTATACATATGTGGATTTACATCTAGATATTGAAGAAGCCACTATTCCTACTAGTTTTACTAGTGAACGATTACGTGGTAAAGATGTTAGAGTAGATTATGATATTGATGCTGTAGCAAATTCTCTTAATAATATTTTTAAGACTACTCCGGGTGAACGATTTTTAGTACCTACGTTTGGTATTAAGTTGAAACGGTATTTATTTAGTCCTATTTCTAAACCTGTTGCAGAACAAATTGGGTTAGAAATTGTTAGGGCTATTGAATTATGGGAACCAAGAGTTACCGTGGACAGGGTTAATGTTATAGGTATTCCAGAAAATAATGAATATGAGGTAACTATTATTATTACAATAAATGCAATTAAGCAACAAATCACCTTTAATAGTATTTTAAACCAAGGTGTTGATATAGAAATAGCAAATTTAACTAGGGTTTGCTCTACGTAATAAAGGAGATTTAATATGGGCGATTGTCCTTCAACTAAAGATGGGTATTTAGCATTTTCAAGTTTGTCATTAAAACAACATATTAAAGACAGATTGAATGAAGCGGGTGTATTTAGCGATCAGAATTATGAAGGTTCAAATATTTCTGCTGTTATAGATATTATTGCATATACTTTTAATGTATTAATGTTTTATTTGAATAAGACATCAACCGAATCCATGTTTTCTGATTCACAAATTTATGAAAACATGAATAGAATCGTAAAACTTCTTGATTATAAACCAGTTGGTCTTCAAACATCTACACTTTCATTCAATGCGGCTGTTTTAGGAAGTGGAGCTACTACAAATATTGGTCTTTATACTATTCCACGATATTCATATTTCCAATTGGGTGGTATTTCGTATTCTTTTAATGAAGATATTACGTTTGCTAAAACAACTAATGGTACAGATGAAGATTTAACAGGTCTTTCAAATGAAAAATTGTTATATCAGGGAAGATATGAAGAGTATCCATTATATAATGCAATTGGTGAAGAAAATGAAATCATGTTTTTGGTTCCTGGTGATAATGTATTGATTGATCATTTTAATATTGATGTTTATGTCCGTCCAAATCCATCAGAAGGTGGACAATGGGAACAATGGAGTTCAACTCCATCATTATATATGGAAAATTCTGATGCTAAAAAATATGAAATACGACTTAATGAAAATAAACACTATGAAATTAAATTTGGTAATGGAATTAACGGTCAAAAGTTAGATGCTGGCTCTAACGTTGCTGTTTATTATCTTAAATCGAATGGTGTAAATGGAGAAGTTGGTGTTGGTGTATTAAACGGGCAAAATTTGACGGTTTATTCTACATCTCAATTTGATACTTTGTTAACAGAAGTTATAGATGGAGAATATACTGTTTTAAGTGATTTATCAACAATAGAATTTACTAATGATGTTGTTTCTACATATTCAAGCACAGAAGAAGATGCTAATAGTATTAGAGTTAACTCTCCAGGTGTTTTTAGATCTCAATATAGACTTGTAACTGAAACTGATTATGAAAATTATATTAAAACAAATTTTGCTAATCTTATTAGTGACGTAACTGTAGTGAATAACTGGAGATATTTGTCAGAACAAATGAAATATTATTATGATTTAGGAATTAATAATCCAAATTTAGCTTCTAGACCATTATTTAATCAAGTGATGTTTGGTGATTCATGTAATTTTAATAATGTTTATATACTTGCTGTTCCAAAGATTGTTTCTAGTTCAACACAACCAGTTGTTGTGTTATTACCTGCACAAAAAGAACTTATTATATCTTCAATGCGTAGTGAAAAGACACTTACATCTGAAAGTATCATTGTTGATCCTGTTTATGTTGCAGTTTCTCCAGGACTTTCACTTAATGGAAGTGCCGTTACTCCATCGGATGCTGAAAAAACTGTATTAAATATTATTAAAGACGAAAATTCACGAAGAGACAATTCTTCTATAAAATTAGATATTGAAAATATTTTTATAGATTATTTTGATAGACAAAATGTTAAATTGGGTCAGATTATTGATGTAAAAAGTATTACTTCGGATATACTTTCTGTAAATGGTGTAAAAACCTTTTATACACAACGAATTGATAATTCTAATATTAGATCTGAACTACTTTCATTGTTAGTTTGGAATCCAATTTATACAGGTGATGCGACTACATTACTTACTAATTATGTTTTGCCATATTTTAAGTTTGCATATTTGTATAATTCTTCTAATTTTAGTAATTATATTAAAGTTACTAGTGAATCAAAAATCTTTGAGAATATTGAATTTTAATAGGATAATATAATGAGTTTAGGAGATCCCACAAAACTTAAAGATGCCCTTGTGTTTGTTAATAATCCTCCACCATCAGAGGCTACACAAATAAATGCATGGCCATTTACTATATACGTATCAGCAGCAGATACTGATGAACATTGTATTGATTTGTATTCACAGTATTCAAGATCACGTCCGTATCAATTTCCACAAGGTACATGGTCACATCTTCTTCCACAATGGAGATTTGAAGATTTAAATGGCAATCCTATTGATAGTATTATAACAACGGATACTCAAATAACTGATGTTTCTGGTACTGTTATAGGGGTAACTGGTATAGCGCAATTTTATTATGTTGATGATATGCCAAGTTATGATTATTCATCACCATTAATGATTTGGGCAACACTTGAAGTGTCTGGACGTCCAGTATTATATGATATACAAGGAATAGAACTTGCAGGTTATGCAAATAGTAAAATTATTAAGGGTGAACCATATTATATTAATGGGTTTCCACCAACACATTTAACAATTACACGAAATGGTATTGATGATATTGCTAATATTAAATGGGTTGATAAACCATTTAGGTATACTACAGTTATTAAAAGTAATTGGTTAAGTGGTATGTGTGGTAATGTTTCAGGTGATTGCATTGTATTTGATTATCCACAAGAAGAAGCTAATCTTTTTGCTGCAACACATGAAATACATAGAGATGTTCGTTATGTTCCAGCATCTGCTCAAAGTTGGCTTCCTCTGTCTGCGTATTTTTTGAGGGAAGACCAAGAAACAACTTTATATGTGGGTGGGTTTCAAATAGGAAGTATTCAGTCTAGTGATTCTGTACTTAACACTCAACTTTCTGCATGGGTAGGTATTCAATCATGGGGATCATATCGTGATACACCATATGTTTGGATTTCTAATGGTGAAATGCAAAGATTAAATAGAGTTGGTTTGTTATATAGTTTTGGTGGGGTTACATATACCAATCCGTTATTGCCAAACATTCAAACATATTCATATGATGTTAGTGGTGGTATGGGAAGTTATTCTATTGAAACGTCTGCTACTAGTGGAACACCATATTGGGATGATGGTTCGCTTGTTGTTGATATTTTTGGTGGTATTTATGGTATGGCTGTTGGTCCATGTTATGATGTATGGGCGGTTGATTCAGAATTAGATCAAATGTATCATTTTTCTACAAACGGAACAATGTTAACATCAATTGATATTCTCCCAGAAGGATCTTCTCCGCAAGCTATAGTTTTAGATAGTAACTTAAATAAATGGGTTACATTATATGGTGCAACATCAACAGTTAAATTTGATATAGACGGTAATCTTACTGGTTATGTTGCTGTTCCTCCTGGATTAATTACTGATCAATTTTCCGTAACTGGTGATCCAGATTCTATTTTAATTAGACCAATTCAAGTTGAAACTGATAGTGAAGATAATATTTGGGTAACATATAAGCATGCTCTTAGTAGTATGTTACTTAAATATGATTCGTATGGTGTGTTTATTACGTCTTGTAATATTCCTATTAGTGCACAACCTCAAGGATTAGTTGTTGATCCTTGGGATAATTCTGTTTGGGTATCTGATACTTATGAAATTCTAGTTGATCCATATTCTTGGACTTATGCTGCAAGTGGTGGGACAATTCAACACTTTAGTTCTGCTGGTGCATTTATATCTAGTTTTGTTGATATTCCACATCCTGGTTACATGTCAATAGATGTTAATAGAAATGTTTGGTTTACATTTGGATATTCTGGTATTGGAGTAATTAGTGGTAGTGATGTTTTACAATATTGGTTGACTGGTGGTACGGTTGTTCCATATGGGGCAGAAGAAATTGCTGTTGATAATTCATTGTTAGGGTTTAATGATAGAATTAAGGGTATTGCTATTGATGGAAGAAATAGAGTATGGGCATTAAACAGTAGAGATTCAGACGCATATGTTATTAATGCAGATAATATTTCAGAATACGTTGTTGTTAGTATTTTACCACACAATGTAGATGCTATAGAATTTAGTATTCAAGGTATGGGTGATTGGACTGGTTGGCATTGGTTACAAAAATATTATTATCCAACAGCAACAACATTAGAGTATGTAATATCAGGAGTTAGTAATA